AATCAGCGGTTTGATAAACGATTGAATCGTCCATTAATTTCAATTCTTCGCTTCCTTTGATTCCTTGTTGAATCGCGATATATTGTAATGTTTGCGCTTCAGTAACCGAACGAACGATTAAATCTTCTCTTTGCTCGTCGGTGTACGGTGCTAATCCAACTACATCGTAGTCGAATGATGTTTTAAGGTATTTTTTTAATGACATTTTATTTATTTTTATTATTTTTCAACCATAATTGTTTGGCGGTCAGGTTGCCAACCTTTGCGAATTTTTCGCCTTCGGATGTCGTGTTAATTGGTGCTGACTTGAAGGTATCGAATTCACCTTTCAACGTCGCAACTTCATTCGACAAATTGTTGTTTTGGTCTGCAATAATTTTCATCATTTCGGCAACCGCTTCGATGCTTGATGCGAATGATTCTAATTTTGCGTTGATGATGCTTTCAACTTTTTCGGTTGACATAGCTTCTTCAACAACTTCTTCAACAACTGGAACTTCTTCGGTTGCTCTTTCGTCAATTATTTCAACGATTATTCCGTTGGCATCAACAACAACCGAAACGCCTTCAAGGTCACCGCTCAAAGCGTGTGTTCCTTCCGGTGCCGGTATTGTTTCCGTTTCCGTAACAATGAAAAGCGGTTGTCCAACTTCAAAGATTTCGAATTCAACAATTGTTCCGTCAAGTAACGTCGCTTGTTCAAATTTCATTGACGCGTTTGCGAATGATTGTTTCATTTCGGCAATAAGGTCAAGAACTTTCTTAAAATTTTTGTTCATGTTATTTCTTTTATATGTTTATTATGTTTATCTGTTCGAAATTTCGCGAAGATATTGATTGATTTTACTTATTTTAATTGAACTTATTGACCGATCCATTAAAATTGTTTCCGCATCTTGTTTCAAAGAATTAATGTCCCTTTGCGTTGTTTGATTTTCTTCAATGATTATATCGTTCGCTTCAATTTTAGCGTGCAATTTATCAATTTCAATTGATAATAAATCATTTTTTTTCATTGCATTTCTTGACATTGCTTTTTTTGAAAAGTAATTTTGAAATGATCTTACCACATTTTTATAATCAGCCATTTATTTGTAATTTTAATTTTAATAACTCGTTAAAAATCAAAGACATTTCTTGTTCTTCCTTTGTGTCAATCAAATTGAAAACTCCTTCAATTGAAAATCCGTTGAACATTCCTTCTTTTGCTTGTTCAAATAATTCTTTGTCGGTCACTTTGTACGAAACAATCCAAGATCCGTCGTTTGCGTCCTTGAATCTTTCCGGTGCGGTGAATCCTTTTGCTGCATCAATTTGATATGAATGGATCATGAAGATTGATTTGACAATTCGATTCGGATTGTGTTCTAAATTGACATTGTTAAAATTGTCTTTCCTGGCGTAATCAAAAATAATATCTTTAATCGCTTGCTTTGTGAAAACAACATAATATTCTTCGCCGGTTTCTTGGTCGAATCGATAAATCGGCGTATCGGCCGAAATGGCGATTCCGGTGATGACTTGTTCTTCGTCGTTAAATTCGAATCGTTGTTGTTTCGAAAAAGTCATGAAGTTCTTTTCATGTGCCGGCATTGAAACAAGCGAATTGAAAGACACCGTTGTTTGATCGTCATCCAAATCAATAAAGATTTCGTAAATTGGAATTTCTTTCTTCATAATTATTATGTATTTTTGTTCGATGAATTTTGTCTTTCCTTATAAAAAACGAACATCGGATTTTGAAATGATTCAAGCAATCCGTTGGATTCGAATGTCTTTTCCAAAAGCAAAAGTTTTCACGATTGGTGACATTGTTCCAGGTGCGGAAAATATTCCTTGCAAACAATACAACAACATTCGCGGTGTCGATGTCACCAATAAGATTTTAACCTTTGCGAATACAATCGGCGGTAAGTTCATTTACATGAATGACGATTTTTTTGTGACCGCAAAGCTTCGCGCGGACATTCCAATTTATAACGGTGATTTGATAATCAATCCGGATCACCCAACACATTATCAAATTGCAGTAAAAAATACAATTGATTTGTTGCAATATTACGGACATTCAATTAAAAACTTCGAAACACATTCGCCGGTTCTTATGGATTCAAAAAAATTAATCAAAACTTTTGACCAATTAAATTGGCAAAGTGACAACCATTTCATCAAATCAATATATTTGAATTTCAATCCGCCAAAAGAATCGCGATCAGGAACAAACTTGAAGCTTGCGAAATGCGATATTCCAAAGGCCGAATTATTCCTTCGCGATTATGGTTGCTTTTCCACTGGCGACGGATTCTTAAATTCAATCGGTTCAACCTGGATCAAAAACTTGACTTTGATTCTTGAACGGCCACCTTGTTTTGAGTAGACGAAATGTCATTTTCTAAAACGAAAACTTGAACCGGTGCGGTAACCGATTGATTATTGTCATTCAATCCAGTTGTCGACGTTTGTGTCGTTGGTTGCGAAGTAAACGATGACGCGCTTGAACCGGCAAGTCCGCCGCCGCCACTATTTGAAATACTCGGCATAGTCGGCGCGCTTCCGCTTTGATATTTTTGATTTGTAATCGCAAGGGCTTGCGTTGTTCCAATGATTCCGGCGGACAAGATTGCAGCAATACCGGCCGGCGAAGGTGGCGGACCGAATTGCGCGATTCCTTTAACGATTGCCGATGCCGTATCGATTCCAACTTGCGCAAGCTTGATCGCTTTGTCGCGGTTGAATTTTGCGCGATTGATTTTATCTTCTTGGTTGAACGCTGCAAGTTGAACTTCGTATTTTTGCTTTGCGAACTTTTCTTCAATGGCGGTCTTTTGTTCGGCGGTCAATCCGACGGCGCTTAATTCCGCCTTTTGCTTTGCATCAAGATTCGCCAAATCTTCGTCACGTTCTTCGTTTATCTTATTGATTCGCGCCGTTCCGATTTCGTTCAACAAGTCATTGACCATTTTGATTTTATCAAGCGCTCCTTGCGCCGCTTCAATTCCTTTGGTAATTCCGGCAAGTTCTTCTTCGCGCGCTTTTACTTCGGCTGCTTTTTTTGCCGCCGCCGCGTCAATATCAATTTGTTTTACTCCGGCAATTTTTTTCTTATGAAGCGCAATCATTGCCGCATCAAATTCTTCTTGCGTAATTTGTTCACTTTTATTTTCGGACGATAACAATCGTAAAAGTTCTTTTTTTGCGTCAATTTGTTGAAAGTTTAATTCTTGAAGCGCAATTTCCGCATCTGTTTTAATTAATGAATTTACAAATTTTGTTTTTTCACGTCGAATCGCTTCTTGACGCGCCGCTTCTTCAAGCGCTAAATCCGCATATTTTTTTCGTATTTTTGCTTTTGCAATTTCTTCGTCAACCACTAATTGAAGCGCTGCCGATTTTCCTTGTTCGCCTTGCGCGTTTGCCTGGTCAATTTGTTGTTTGAAAAAAGTTGCGACATCTTCAAGTTCGCGTTGTTCAGCGCTTAATTTTGCGCGTCGAATACCTTCGGCAAGTTGCGTTTCTTTTTCACCCATTAATTTCAATTCTTCGCCGGTCAAATTCTTGACGCCTTTCGACATAATATCTTGAAGCGATTGGCGATATTCTTCTTCGGTCATCTTTCCTTTTGCGAACTTTTCATCAAGCGCTTTCAATTCGGTTTCACTTGCTTTTTTGATTAAGCCTTCGCGCCAATCGCCGTAAGTATCTTGAAGCGTTGCGATTTCTTTCGCTTGTCCTTCGGCCATTTGTGAAATCTTCAAATTCTCGGAATCTTCGGTCGCTTGAATTTCACGTTCAAGATGTGATTTTAATTTGTCAAGTTTTGCTTTGTTTAACTCGGCTTGTTTTTGACTGGCCGTTGTTCCGGCAGTTTTCGCATTATTTGCTAACTCGGTCGCATGTTCAACTTCCATGACCGCAATCGCGTTTTTAGTTTTTTTGTTGTCAATGTAACTTTCAGTCGCTAATGTTTTGGCGGTTGTCAATGCTTTTTTCAATCCTTTTACACGATCCGAATCCGCGTCACCGGTTGCAATCAACATTTCGATTTCATCTTTGTAAGCCTTGATTTTAACGTTTTGTGTTGCTAAAAAAACTTGTCCGTTTGCTAAATATGCTTTTGCTTTTGCCAATTCCATTTCATAAACATTCTTTCCGGCTGCTTTTGCCAATGCAATTTCTTGCGTATATTTATCATCATCGGATTTTTGTTTTTGTTTCGCAAGTGCTGCCGCGCGATTCGCTTCTTTTTCAATCGCCTTTGTTCGAGCTTCGGCGTTTGCTTTGTTTTTTCTTGTTCCTTCATCGTCAACAACTCCAAAATATTCCAATGCTTTTCCGATGCCAACAAATAAGCCAACAAGCGGAAACATAATTCCAATTAAAATTTTTACGCCAGTTCCCATTTTATTGAAGCGGTCGTAAGCTCCAACAACCGCATCTTTTACTTTGTCAAAATTAGCAACCAACAAGCCCAACCCAACAATCAACGCTCCAACACCGGTTGAAATCAAAGCAATTCGAAGTAATTTCATCGCCATTGTTGATCCTTGCGTTGCAACCGTTGATCCAACCGTCGCCGTTCCAAGCGCAACTTCGCCGGCTGCTTGTGTTGTTGTAGCGGTTGCCGTTTGTCCCAAAACAAAATTTCTTAATTTTTCGGCAGCAATTCGCACTTGAATTCCAAGAACTGCATCTTTGTTCAAATTCTTTGCGACGGTGTTGACCGCATTCATGATTCCTTGTGTTGCTTGCAACTTGACCATTGTTTTTTGCAAATCTTCATTCTCGATTCCGGCCAATGCTGCCGCGCCTTGAATACCTTGGAATACGGCAACCCCAGTTCCCAATCCGGACATTGCGGTATCAAGTTTCAATGTGTCCGATGCTAAAACGCCAGTTGCATTTTTTAAATCGCTAATTTTATCCTTCAATGTTGCAGCGTTTCGAATCGCTTCTTTACCAACTGGCGACGTTACGCCGGCTTGTGCCGCAATCGTCTGGTATTGTTTCATCGTTTGCGTCATTTCACGCATGGTCAAACCGCCGGCCGTAACCTTTGCGTTTAATGCTGCAAGATCGGTTGCAAGTTTATTCACGCCAGTACCGGACGCGGCGGTTGCTTGCGTATCTTTTAAATCTTTATTGAAATTTTTAACCGCAGTATCGGCGTTTTGAATATCTTGAACCGAATTGCCGGTGTCAACGCGTAGCGAAAAAACCGCTTCTTTTGTAGCCATAATTTAATTATTGAATTCGAGTGATTGTCGCAATGATTGACGGTGTTGCCGGAACGCTTGCCGTTGCCGCTACGGCGCGAAGTTCAATATTCGCATCGCTTACAAGCCAATAAATTTCAACAAGGTCACTGGCCACCAAATTAAGAAATATATTCCAGGACGCGACGTGATAAACGTTGTTATCTTTCACCGTCATTCGTGTATTCGAATCCGCAACATCCGCGCCGTTTACTCGAAACCAAATGTCAATTTCGCGGTTGCTTGATCCGGCGCTTCTAAAAACTTGAGCGGAAAATTGAATCGAATAAAGACCGTCATTGTCAACTTGAATTTCCGAAGCGCTTGCCAAATTAATGTCTTGTGAAAAATAAGTGTTTCCAAAATTCATTGGCGTTGCCGTTGAAACAACCGCCGTTTGTGTATTGCTATCGGAAAAACTTCCGACCGCGTTGAATGCTAAAACGGATTTCGCGATGTTGTCAAATGTCATTCGATTTGAAACATTTGAAATTGCCGAAACAAACGAACAAATTTCAAGACGATCCTTCAAATTCAATGCAGTTGTTCGTAATGGTAACGCGCTTATTTTTTTATTGGCCATAATTTATTTTTTATTATTCAATTATTCTCAGATCACCAAAGATTAACGCTTCGGTCATTCTTATTTCATCGTTTTCGGTGATTCTATATTCCGGTTCTTCTTCGCTCGCTTCGTTCTCTCCTTCTAATATGCGAATCAGTTCGACCATTGTCGATTGACCTTTTCCGGAATCGTAATCGTTTATCTTTTGCAATCTATAAACAACACCGTCAATGTTTATTAAGTTCCGGAAATCAAGCTTATTGATAATGTCCGAATCAATCATCATGTAGCAAGTCAATAATTTACCGAACCTTGAAACAATTTCTTTGATGAACGTTTCGTGATAAGCATAAAGATTGTTATTCGTGTAATTAATTGCGGCATAATATACCACTTTCGGAACTCCGAAATTTAAATCAAATCTTGGTGAGTCAATATCGTCCAGGTGTCCGACATAAGGATAAACAACTTGTGGAAAGTCCGTTCCGAACTCGTCGCGGTGTTCCCAATTGCCAGTGCGTAATTCGCCAAGTTGAACAATGAATGACTTTCCTTTTTTCAAAACAACTTGACCATTTCCGAATTCGTCAAAATTGATTTGATAAGATCGCGGAACAATCAAGTTCGTCGTGTCAATCACCGCCAATGGATGTTGACTGAATGGAAGCTTCATTGTGGTTGTTTCCGTTGCGTATTGCGATTGACTCGACAAAACAAAAGAACCGTATTGTTCCGAAAATTCATTATTGTATTTTGTATTCCAATAATCGTCTTCGGTTTCAAATTCAAAGTTGTAATTTTTAGCCGCAAAGTTAATCGTCGGCGTGACCTTAATTTCTTTCGATGAATCAAGCAAGTAACTCCATTCAAGCGCTTCCAAAGAACTATTGTAAAAATCGGAAAGCGGTTCGATTTCAAGAATGGTCGCATTGTTTGCATCCGGTTTCAAATATAAATTGAATGCGGTTATTATTCCTTTTAAGAAAACATCGCAAGTCATGTCCGGAAGGAATGACGCAACCGAAACGGCCGAACCTGGCGTCAATGCTTGTTGACTTTTAATCACGTCCAATGTCGCTCCGGTTGATGTAACCGTTTGCGTAACTGAATAATTCGCATAAGTCGTGACTAATAAATTCAAATTTGTTCGTGTCAACATTATTTCAAAAGTCAATTCATCGTTAATCAACATATTGACCGAACGATTAAAATTGAAAGAAAATGTTGTTGTTGCAATTGGCATATTTGCCAAATTCAAAACTCCATTATAAATTTGATCGGTTGAAATTACGATATTGTTTTTTTTAACAATTAAAGAAACATTGTATTCGCATGAAAGCAATGCGCCAATTGCCGTTGAAATGTCAACGTCATGCGTTCCGCTATATTGAACCTGAAACATTCCAGTCGAACCGGCACGAAACTTTAATGGACTTGTCGCAATGACTTGACTTGCCGGATCGGTCACAATTGTTCCGTCGTAATTGTCAAGCATTGTTGCATCCGGAAACCAAACAATCGGTTGACCAGAAATTGTGGCCGTTCCGTTCATAATAAAACCGCCGGCATTATTGTTTTCGGTTGTCGTTGCCGAATCGTTTAATGAATCGCCAGGTGTAATCGTCGGCAAAGCGCCGCCATAAAAAGCCAATAACAATCTTTTGAATCTTTGACTTTCCAAGAAATCACTTTGCCAAGTAATGCCGGCATATTGAAAAATCTTTTCCATTATTCCATAAACGAAAACTTGAAGCGGTATGTTGTCAACGGCAAATGTGTCCGGTGTTGGTCGTGAATAACCGTAATCAATAAGGCCGTAATAATAACCGATGCCGTCCCAATCCGCGCCGGTTTTAATTGGTGTTGAAATTCCGTTGATTTGATTGAATCCGTTCCACGTTTCTTGTTGATCGTTCAATGTCAAGTTGTGAGCGTATTCGGAAAAGTCAAGTTCATTAACTTTTATTTTTTTCAATTGCGCAATGTAGTCAATCGTATCGCTTACCAATGTAATTTCGAAAGACCAAATTCCGTTGTTCAAATTGCATTCCATTAGTTGAGCAATGCCGTTGAATTCAAGCAAGCCATTATTGTAATATTGACAAGGCGCTTTGATTGACGGATCGAAGTTCACAATTCCGGATGTTGTCGTTGAAATCTTTTCCGTTGACGTCAATAAGAAAACGGATGTAAACAATTGGTGATTTGTTAACGTGCCAGGAATCTTAATGGTTTTTGATTTGTTTCCTTTCCTTGATGAAATGTCCTTGATGTCCGAAATGTTGAACGTCAATGGAAATGGAATCGATTGGTCGATGTCAACCAAACGAGAATTGATGTATAGTTCGCCGTTCATTTTAGTTCAATTGCGAATTATAAAGATAAGTTCTTTCGATTTCGACAACCTCTTGAATTAAGCCGTTAATTCTTCGTTGCTTAAATTGGTAACCTGAATTCACAACATTCACCGGTTCAAAGTTGTCCCCTTGCTCCAAGTAAACGTTCGGCGATTCGTACAATTCACGAACCAACCATTGTTGAACTTCTTCATTGATCCAATCCGAATTCAAAATCAATGTGTCTTTTGCCGTCTTTGCGTACGTTGTCGCTTGTCCTTGATAAAGCGGATAAATGTAATTCGATCCGTCCCAAACGCCAGATTCTCGACTATAACCGGTTGAACTTACTTTTGTTGAATCCGTTGAAACAAGCGTGAACGTAAACGAATCCCAAACGCCGAACTTGTTCAACCAATGCAAGCGCCTTGTTTCGTACCGATGACATTCGGTATCAATGTAAATTCTAAAATCTTCGCTTGTTCCGTTAAATGGAACGGTGTCCCTGGCTTGCACCTCATAATAAGCGGCAGATGCAAAATTGGCGGCCGTTATTGATGTGTTCGCCATAATTGTTACAGGACTGCAATCGATGACGGTTAGCCAAATGTACGTCAATGGAATAACTTCGGTGACAATAATAGTATTGGTTGAATCGTATAATATAAATCGGACTTCGGTACTAAAGGCGGTTGAAATAAATCCAAGAAAGATTCTTTCATTCAATCCGCAAAATGCTTTCCTTGCACGTGGCCACGATGTTAAGAACAAAACGCCAGGTGCTAATGGATTTACCGATGAAACGTTATATTCTAAATAATTCCAACTAATCCAATCCGGATGTCTTAATGCGCCATTAAAGACGAGAATATTTGTTGACGTTTCATCAAGCTGAATGGCCGGCGGTGTTCCGTATTTTTCATAAACACGAATATACACGAATGAAATTGCTGTGTTGTAATCGGTTGTCAATGATCCGTTGGTAATCAATGGCGATGACAATGTTGAACGAACCGCTTCGGATGCGTTGAATTTTGCGAGTGCGCCAAATTGCGGAAATACTTGATGCGTCGAATGTAACACAAAGTCAATATACAATTCAACGATATACGAAAAATTTGCTTGTGCGGTTTCGTCCGATTCAAATGTAAAAACAACCGGATTGCTTGCCGTTGTAATTACTTGCGGTTCTTGTTGGATAATTATTGCCATTTATTTTTGTGTTGATTTTTCAAATTTAATACTAAATATCAAGCCGGTCACTTCGGCCAAGTCATTCGCAATCTTGTCAAGAACCTTTTCGTTCAAAACGGTTTCAATTATTTTCTTCGGTCGAATTCCATGTTCTTTTATTTTTGACGAAACCGCGTAAGCGTGACCGATTTCAATTCCATAAGCTTGTTTAATTGCGTTCGCCATTTTTGGTGAAACACCAGGATAGCGAAAACTAAATGCGCTTCCATGATTACTCGAACCAACTGAATTGACACCTTGATCCTGGAACTTGAAATAATCGTCCGCTTGAATTTCAAACGAAAGCGCGCCGGTTGGAAAATAAACGACCGATGCAGCAAGTCCGCCGGTATTGTTTGCTTTTTGTTTTATAAAATCGGATAAATCTTTTGTGACCTTATTCCCCACATCAAGCAAAAACTTTTCATATACATTCGCCGGTTGTTCAACGGTACTCGTTGAAATTCCAAACCCTTCCAAGAAATCGAATTCACCGGCCATTAACTTAATATGCGATTTTGTTCGTCGACAAGCTTAAAGTAGTTCATCCAAAACAATGTCTTCACGTAAGGTTGTTTTGTAACTTCTTCCAAACTTTGTCCCACCTCTTTTGATAATCGATGGCAAATGCTCGTCCAAGTGAACCATTCGTGATCTTTAATTCTTGTGTCATTTCCAGGTGATTCTTCATCATCCTCAATTGTTGAATCCCCAATATAGCGAGATTCCGCCTCTCGTATTCGCGCAAAAAAAAACCAAAGAAATTCAAGAATTCTTCACCTGGGAAATGTTCCTTGAATAATTTATACCGGACATCATTCGGATTGATGATGCGACCTTTCGAATCTTCTTGACAATATTCCATGTCTTCTTCAATGTAGCAAATCGCAATTGCTTTGCAAGGATCGGACGCAATGTCTTCAATCAATTTCAAGTCAATGATTTGACCGGTCGTTATGAAACGAAAGTCAGTATCGAAATAAAATTTCTTTCCTTCAATTTCAACCATTCCGTTTGGTTCAATATAATTGTATTCGGACAAGATTGCAATCAAAGCGCTTGAAGCTTCTTGAACGTCTTCAATGTTCCCCTTCTTTATTTTGTTGGTTGATAAGCCGGAAAAGATTGAAAGCAATTGACATTGGAATTCAATCATTCCAAGCCATTCGTCGTCGTTGCGTTCTTTCATTGCATCGGCAAGCATGATCCATTTCGTCAACTGATCTGGACGGCAATCATTTATTGTTGTTGGTAGATTTAATTTTATCATAGTATTGTTTTGCAATTTGGTAAGCGTGATCAAGTAAGAAAAGATGTCGTTGCATTTCAGCCGGCTTGTTGAAAACAATCAAGACGCTTTTGCCGGTTCGGTCTTTAATAAATTGTTGAACAACCATTCGTTTATAATTATGCTCGGATGACATGGTAAATTCCTTTTCGTTTATAATTCTTCAAGCAATGAACGGCAAGCGCAAGCGATATAACACCGTCATCGTGCAATCCGCTTGGTGCGGAATATTGGACGTTCCTGGTGTTCACGTTGTAAATGTAAGTAAAACTTTCCAATTCATCGACAAGCCATGTTTCATTTATTATCGAAATTGTTTTTTGTTCGAAGCTCATCGCCAGGTCTTCAATGATTATCGGTTTCGATTTGCTTGTCGTGGTGAATGGATGAATCAAGTTCCGACATTTACCTTGCAGCATTTCAAAGAACACGTCACCTTGATTGTTGACTTCGACCAATGTGACCGCTTGATATTGACGAATGACTTCGGCAACCTTGTCAATGATTCGTGACCAGTCGTCGTGACGCCACCTTTGAACGTGAATCATTTGTCCTTGATCGTTCAAGATAGTTAAGACGGTGTAATCGTCCGCGCGTCCAATGTCAAGTCCGGCATAATTTTTATTTGTCTTGTTCGCTGATCCGATGCAATCCTTGACATTCCGAAACAAGCCGGATGCGTTGTCCAAGAATTCGGCTAAGTATTCCTGGCGAAAGATGTGGTCTGGCAATGAACGTTTCCTTTCATCAAGTTCCCTTGAATCAATCATTGGATTGTCGTACGAAGTGTAATGGATGTATCGGTATCGTTCATCGTAGTTCGGTTGCATACACAATCGATGAAAGTGATTCTTTCCTTTCGGTGTTGAAATAAAGATAATCTTTTTTCCTTTTACCATAACGGTTGCCGATAAGACCTCGTCCCACAATTCCGGACGAGTGAACGCCATTTCATCAACGACCATGTAATCGAAAGTATTTCCACGAATGTTGTCCGGTCGTTCACCGGAAAAGAATTCAATCGACGAACCGAAGCCAGTGATTCGAAGATCCGATTTGTTGAACTCGAATAGTCCAGACTTCGCAACCGCTTTTTCCAATTCGGCGAATACTTTTTTCCCTTGCTTATAAACTGGCGTGATCCATGCGATCGTACAACCAGGATCGTTGATTGACCAATACAACAATTGGTTGATGCCAAGCAATGTCTTTCCGAACTGGCGACCGATATTCAAAACGAAATACTTTTGCGTTCCGGAATTAATCGCTTGATGAATCGCGCGCTGGTTGT